TACCTTGAAGAAGGTAATCTGAGGATTACCAGTTAAATATATGTCTTGTGCGCCATAGGCTACGAGTTGCATTAATCCACCTCCCATTATTTATATATATATAGGCAGATTTTTTTTCTATAAATTAATTATAATTTTCTTAAAAATAAACACATTTTTAATAAAATATAGATAAGAGATTTAATTGGAGTAAGCAAGACCACCCATACCACTCATGATGCGGAGGACGTTGTAGTTAACAGCGTATACTTTTAATTTTCCTGCAGCTGTCTCATGTTCAAGGTTAAGAACGGCGTTATCGATTCTGGAGAAATTGCAAGTTCCACTTGGTTGGTGCTCTTCTGGTTTGAGAGCAAATGAGTAGACGTGGGCGTGGTCACTGCCAGAGGCACCACTGTGATGTTGGTATCTTTGGACTTTAGTGAAGTATTTACCTTCTCTGCGTTTGAAGCGGTCGTGACCGTTAAGTTGGAGAAGGGCAGTATTGCATGTAAGGTCTGTGCCGGCGTTGTCGATAGTCCATACAAGTTCTTTTACAGGGTGGTTGAAGCGAAGTTCGTGTTGAGTGCTGGTTCCATTGACTGCGAGAGCATTAGAGTATTGGACTTGTTCGATGAGGTATTCGTGTGATACTTGGGCGAAGCGTCTGCGTTCGTCAGTGTCAAGGAAAACGTAATCGCACCAGACGGAAGGAGTTCCGACTTGAGTTGAAGAGAAGGTTACGTTAAGTTTGACTTCGTGGTATTGAAGTGCGATGAGTGGTAAAGCGAGACCAGGGTTTCTGCAGAACCAGAATTGAAGAGGAATGTAACTGACCCCATCCTCCGCGCCAACTTTGAGGCACGCTCCAAGGAGAGTTGCTTTGTCAGCGCCAAGGGAAAGGTCGGTCCAGACTTGCATCCAGTGTCCGTATTGTTTGTCGATTACTTGGCCACCGATTTCAACTTCTACGTTGTCAATCATGGCTAATGCTTCTGCGGCGGTTACAGCGCCGTTTGCTGCCACGCGTTTGTTGGCAATCCATACGGATGAAAGTAAATCACCATTTCTTGATACGGTGACAGAGATTTTGGAACTGGCTGCGGCGGAACCGTTGTAAGTTTGTTCGATTGATTCGACAGCAAAGTTAGTATGTCTGCGGTATACTACTTTGAAGAAGGTAATCTGAGGATTACCAGTTAAATATATGTCTTGTGCGCCATAGGCTACGAGTTGCATTAATCCACCTCCCATTTTTTATATATTATATGTAAATATTTTATTTTAAAAAAAATGTTTTAATTCATTAATTAATTAACGAATAAATTAAACACAAAATAGTAACCTAATTATAAAGAACATTTAAGTTACCATCATTTATCCTAATAATATTATGTTTCACTAAATAAAGGTTGACCTGACGACTTGTTATGCTACTTTCTTTAATATCAAATTCAAAAGCAACATCATTAAATTTTTCTGTTGTTAAAAACCCAGATAGTTTTTTTAACATAGGTGTCATTGAAAAGGAGTAATTATATACAGGGTTTAGTGAAGATTCATTCATACTTCCATCTAGATTTGTTATTAATGACGTACATGAATTAAATTTCATGAATCTATTCACTTCATTATAGAAACTTCCGGGAGCATCACTTATTAATGGATTGCCATTAAATGATAGAGTCGCAGATTTAAGGTCATTAAGATATTTATGATTAGAATTATTAACAGTTACATCCTTTATATTCCACATAAAATATTTTACAAAATGAGTTTTCATTATCATTGTTTTTTTTATTATAGCTAACTGGTTTATCATAAAACTATCTATTTTTTCAGGAGTTTCAATTAAATATTCCAGAGATTTATTACTAAATTGTTCCTTTTCCTCTTTCGTTAATTGAGAAAAATTTGTTAATATTTCAATGTCAGCTATTTCTCGATTACTATTATTATAATCCTTAATAGACACATTTATACCTATGTTTGGATTATTGAGAGCCCACATAGGAAATGCTGAGCCAGGATTTTTATGAAACCATAAAGGTAATGGAATTGTTACATAGACTGTTTCTTCTGCTCCTAAATTACTATTATCAATAATATCATAAGACATCATATCAATTAAGTTTATTTTCGACGATTCATCATAATTTAATTCAAAATAAGAACAGATATAATCTGAACCCATATTACTTAAAATCTTATCATTACACATAAAATTTACATTATCTAATATACCTAAAATAGTTTCCTTTACCCCAAAATTTTCACTTCGCCAGGCACTATTTACCTTTAGTTTCATTCGAAGGTATATATCATTTATAAGATCACCATTATTTTCAATTCTAAAATAATGTTTCGATTTAGGTTGAGCAAAATTACTACTGTTTTTATAGTTAGAGTTAATTACACTCCAATCTTGTCCAAATAAAGTATGTCTTCTGCTTTTGTTCTTAAATAATGTTGACTTCGCATCCTTAGTAAGATAACTGTCCTGCTCACCTACAGCTTGTAAAATAATTCTTGAGTTTGACATTTTATTATAAATATATATTTTTTAATTATAATAAAATCTTATTGTTTATGAACTGAATAATAAGGAACCCATTCCGCTCATTATTCTAAATACATTGTAATTCACTGCGTATACAGTGAGCTTTTTACTGTTTAGTCTAAAAAAACTATCATTTAGTTCATTAACTTTAATATTGGCGGTATCAAGATCACCGATTTCTTTAATATTAACTATAAATTTTTTACCAGAATTTGAAGTACCAGATTTTACGTTTACACCGAATGGATTGTGTCTTAAATAATGTTCTCTTGTGCTATAGTATTGATGTCTTTTAAGTTTAAGAGGTGTAGTGTCTACAACTGTATATATTCCATTTTGATATTCTTTTCCTGTACTAGTCTGATTCTTTACTAATATAACATCTCCCAATCTTATGTCAACCAGTTGTACATTATCAATTGTATCTACACCAGTTAATTCCTTAGTAGTACTATCATATGTAGGAAAAGTACTATTGAGTCCTCCTGTAGCATAATCTACATCAATTGTTGGATATGATTCTCTATGTAATTTATATTTTAGTTGCGCCGATTCTAAATTAGAAAAATTAAGTGAACCAGACGGTTGGTATTCCTCTGGTGTTAGTGCAAAAGAATATGAATATATTCCAGAACCCTTGTCATACTTCGTAAATTTATCAGTGGGTCTTTCTATAGACGAATTCTTATTAAAAATAGATTTGAGTCTTACACCAGAATGATATTGATAGTGTTGTACATTTCTAAAAAAACTACCGGGTAACTCTTCGCTCATATCTTTTCCATTAAGAACAAGATTAGCTCCGATAAGTTGGTCTTTACCTACATTAAAACCATTCCAATAATTATACTCGAGAACTCCTTTAGATTGATAATCTTTTACAAAATCAGCTTCTTTTGAGATAATACTATTGCTGTCTTGAAATGACCAAATAAGTTCTTTAACGGGATGATTAAATCGCAAGTCTGTTTTATGAACCATTTTTTCGAAATTGTCTGTAGTAGTATTATGGAATAAATTTACAGGATTATTAAGACTTGTTTGAACTTGTGTAATTAAATATTCATGACTATTAGACATAAAAAGACGACGTTCTTCAGTATCAAGATGAATATATTCACACAATACTTGAACATTAGATATATTAAATGTGTCATCATTTACTTTAATAATGGCACCGCCATCTTTATATTCAGAGTACGTAGTTACATCTGATTTATTATTAAATTTAATGTCCAATTTAACGTCGTTATATTGAAGAGCCAGTAACGGAAGAGCCGAACCGATATGATTATTAAACCAAAATCTTAATGGAATATGAAGTAAGTTACTACCTGATGTAGTATTATGTATACTAATCATTTCCGATAAAGCTAGTTGTTTCTCAGAAGAGGAATGCAGTTCGTGCCATACCCTTAACCAAGAACCATAATGGCGATCAACTCTTTGACCACCAATAAATAAATCAATATATTCTATAAGAGAATACGCCATTGGAACTACATTAGTAAGATTGGCACCGGTTACATTTACAGCAAGATATGCTCTATGTAACAAATCTCCATTTTTAGGCAATTCTAAATAAAGTTTTTTTCCTAATGAATTGTTTGTATCGCCAATTAAATTTACATACTGATAATCAGTCGCAAAGTTCGTATGTTTTTTATATACTCCTTTAAAAAAAGTAAACTGGGGATTACCAGTTAGATATTTATCTTGTTCACTTTTAGTTGCTAATATTAGATAACCTAGACCCATTTTATACTATAAGTACATATTAATTTTATTAACAATACACATATATAAATTAATAAACATTAAACATATTAATATATTTAAATATCGCAAGTTAAGATGTATAATTATTTAAAATTATGAACACATATATATATATAATTAAATGAATTTACAGCCTTTAACAAAAACAAATTACACTCGTCCTGACGGCGGAACATATCAAGACAGTATTCAAAATAAGAAAGATATGCTAGAAAAATTACAAAATTACGAAAGATTAGATGATATCGAGGATGTCTCTCTTAAAACACATATTAGATACGTTACATTAAGTAAAGAGACTCCAAGAAAACAAGTATTTAGATTAGGAGGAATATTAGAAGCGATTCATCCTAAATATATCCAATTATCAAATGGGACTTTTAAATGGTCTGTTCAGAGATATCATTATAACGATGGCGATGTAAGTGAAACATCTACAGTGAGCGACGAACCCATGTTCGAAACGATTTTTTGGAAATATCTCTCAAAAGAGGAAAGATTGTCTAACGAATCTAAATCACTCAACGATACTATTGAAGCTCTTCAGGATCAAAATAATGATTTAATTGATGAAAATGAACAATTAAAATTAGATAATCAAAAAATGACGAAATACATTCAACAAAATATGAAATAAATAAATATATAAACATTATTCTTTATAATAAGTTATGCTTGCTGATGACGAAATAATACATATTATACCTAAAACACAACTATTTCTTAATTATTTTATGTTTATTTTTTGCATTATTTCAATAGTCCAAATGATGGGACTATTATTTAATAAATTATATTGAAAATTAACAAATTATATATTATTAATTTATTAATTTTGCATTGTATTAGTAACTTTTTTTAAAAAAATTTTTGTTCCTAGAAACTGTTTAATTTTGTCTGCGGTTTTACTAAAGAAATCTTGTTGTATTAGCCAAAGTATAAACAATATCAATAACAATATTAATGTGACTGTTTGCGCTATCTTAAGCAAGTGTTCGTGTTGAGCACTAATAATATCTTTGTCGCTTGTGAGTTTAGAACAGGATTTTCTAAACTCTTTTTCAGTATAACATCTAAATTTATCTCCATAATTTCTATTATTTTTACTGTTAGTGTTCATATTGTAGTATATTTTTCTACCATTCAATGCTTGGACCGAACGTTTATCATTTGATAAATATTTTTTTAGACTGTCAAAAAAACCGTTTGTACAGTTACTTGGATTATCCATAACTATCCAAGTAACATTTTCTGAACAGGGAGAGCGTGTTAAAGAACCCTTATAAGTATAAAATGATTTTAATTCGGGGAGTATATCAAATGCCCGCCATTCTTCGGGGGTATTTATTTTTTTCTGCTCTCCCTTTTTAGTTGGAATATTTCGTCCAAATAATTCAATAAACATCGATGATTTAGATGTCGCATCATTCACATCCAAAAATAAAGCAACTATTAATAATTCACCTGTGTCGGGATTTCTATGATTAAGCTGGACCTCAATCGGATACGAAAATCGATCTATCGTATGAAGTGCGGGTATAGAAAAGCATATTTTATCTAATTCGTATACTTGTGTATTGTATACCACATACGAACCATTATCATAATCTAAAATAAGATTTTTTCCAGTATTAATCATATTACAATACGACGAGCGATAATAAAATATTATATCACATAGTGCTCCACATTTAATGGCTTTTTGAGTATTTATATCAATCGGGGACTGCATTTTACCTTTTACGCAGACATTTACCATATTTATATTATTCACATATTTTTTTAAGAAATATATATGTTGTGATATTATATATCTATGCTTTTATTAAATAATTGGCGACACTATCTTGTAATTTTGATAATTACGGTTGTATTGGGATACTTTTTAGGAATAACGGTTTCTACTGTTGTAGATTATAGGCTGAAAGATGCTATAATAAATTTACCAAGACCAAAAAATAAAATTATGGTTAAACTGAACGACTCGTTAATTCTTGAGACATTCGAATCTGCAAAAGATAAAGCTAAAACCGCTAAATCTAAACCTAAAGCTAAAACCAATAAATCTAAAAAAGCTACATCTAAATCTAAAAAAGCTACATCTAAATCTAAAAAAGCTACATCTAAAGCTAAAGCTAAATCTAAATCTAAATCTAAAGATGATTTTATGATTGAAAATTTCTCCAGTAAAATTAATGATAGTAATTTAAAAAACTACAATAATAAATTTATGAAAAGTGAATCGAAATCAGAAATTTCTTTATTTAAAGCTGCCAATGAAGAGGATGATGACCAAAATTACCAGAAGTT